GGCCTGCGCCTTGCGGCACTCCTTGGCCCAGTCCGTCAGGGGTGCGGGCTTGGCATCCGTCTGGCTGAGAGAGTCGGCCTGAATGTCGACCGCAGTCTGAGCCTGAACGAGGGCCAGCTTGGCCGCGTCGTGAGCCTGACGGGCCAGACGGAACTGGTTGCTGCGATACGCCCTCTCTGGGTGATCCTTCGAGGTGGCCACGAGGGCCTTCCGAGCGGTCGAGAGGGTCATGCGAGCCCGCTCCTGAACGAGGCGGAGCCCATTGAGTCGGGGTCTGACTGATTCGAGGAATGCGGCACGCTGGTCAGCAGGGCTGACCTGATTAGGGCTGGTGCTAGTCTTTGCCATGTGTGACACCACAGGCTTTGGGAGCGGCGTGCACATGAATGTTGCGACAAGTCGCAGCAGGCTAGACCTCGAAGAACAGGACGGAGTTGTAACTGCCGTGCGCGTGCTCCTCTGAGTGACAGCGCTGGCAGAGATATACCCAGTCATCAGGATCGCTCGCCCGATGTTCTCGGCTCAGGCTATGAATCTCGACGGCTACACGCCTGAGGCACTTTGGGCACCTCTTCGGAACAGGTATCTGCTCTCGGATGCGCTTATGCAGGGTCTGTCTGCACGCATCGTCTCCCTTAAAGCCGGGATGCTGATCTCGTCTGGGAGGTCTAGAAAACTTAGGATGGCCCTTCTGGAAAGGCATGAAAAGAGGGAGGAGATCGGAGGTCAGCCTTAGAGGTTGACCTTGATCTTCTTGTTCATCGGGACGACTGCCTTCCCCTTGCCCGGTGCGGGCTTAGAGGTGGGCTTGCCGACGACCTTCGGGGCAGTCTTCTTGACTGGGGCCTTGACGGGCTCGGGGTCATCTGCGGGCTCTTCTCCCTCTGCGGGCTCTTCCTCTGCGGGAGGTGCCGCAGTCTTGGCACCCTTCTTGACTGGCTTGGCCGCAGGCTTGACTGCTGCCTTCTTGACTGGCGCTGCCGGGGCCTCGAAGGAGGCTGCGATCCTGCGGCAGAGGTTCTGGCCTGCGTCAGACTCGAGGAAGGTGGTATCGACGTCTTCGAGGTCGCCACGGATGAGGCTGCCCTCTACGCGGGCGTTACGGATAACGCCGATTGCTTCCCCATCGACGAGGAGCTCTGTGTCGTTGATTGCCTCAGCGACTGTGGCCATGACTGACTCAACCTGCGTGGCGTCTGCGAGGCCACGGAATCCTGCCCGTGCGAACAGGATGACGTTTTCGAGAATGGTTTTCGACATATGGTAGACTCCGCTCTGTGATCCCGAGGGATCTGAGCACAGCCTTTTGGGCTCGGTCAGCATATAGATGTTGCGAGTCGCATTCCCTTACGGATGACGAGATCCCTTACCCCTGCTCGGGAGCGGCATCCCTGATTATACCATCCGTAGACCTTGTTGAGCTCGCGGGCGATATCCTGATAGCTCCAGTCTGGATTGGCCAGACGGTAGACCCTGACGCGAGTCTGCTCACGCCTGAGCATCGCAGGATATGGGAGGTTGCTTATCCTATTCACCATCCGTCCACGCCTCCGCAGGGGTGGGCTCCCGACCCGGGATATCGATGACAGGGATGACCGTGCAACGGCAGTTCGGATGCAGGGGTGCGCTAACACCACTGTCGATGCCAAAGACATGTCCATCCAACTCCTGACATCGCGGGCAGCAGCCCTCTGCTGCCAGCCACTCGACCTTCTCCACCTCGTGTGCGCGGTATCCATCCATGACCCCGATGTTGACGGCCTCCATCGTCTCCGTGCGGACGATGCGCTTAGCGGCGTAGTCATACGTCTGAGCCAGATCGTCGATGGCCTTGATCATATCGCCCTGAGATCGCTCCTTCAGGATCGCGTCTGAGATCTCCCGTCGCACGTCCGCCGACATGTCCCCGGTCATCTTGGCGAAGACGCGCTGGCCCTTCTGGAGGATCATGCCCGTCTTCTTCCACGCCTGCTGACGTATCTCAAGAGGTGCGCCGAGCACGACTGAGGAGAAGTGCCTGCCCTGACCATATACCGCTGAGGCCCAGTCGTCAGTCCAGATCGCCTTATCGTCCAGTCCGATCTGACGGGCCAGACTGTCAGCAAACCTGAGGAAATCCAGAGGTGACATCTTGGCGTTGGCGAACTCCTGTTCACGCAGTCTGCGCTTGACCTCCTCGAAGTATTTGCGCACGAATGCCGCTGCCTTGGACTCCTGTCTCTCGACGATGGGGAGGGCTCGCGTCGGATCGGCCTTGGCCTCAGGACTGAGCTGTAGCGGCATACTCCCTCTCCTCCCTGAGCGATTCCTTGAGCGCTGCGAGGGCCTCCTGATACTGCTCCCCGAAGGTGCGCCAGTAGGGGCACTGATCGACGTCGAGCATCACCCTGTAGCCTCCGGTCGGCATGGCGATGAACTGAAACGGATACAGCCGACAGACGATGGGCTTGATGACATCCACGAGGGAGCATCCTGCTGACGTCAGGGCGGGGCAGGTCGGCAGGCGGAACCAGCCATTGCCCTCTGAGATCGGCCCGACGGCCATGACCTCAGGGGTTCCAATCTTGGCCATCATCATCTTGAGCTCCCGACCGGACACCAGAGGTGATGTGCAGCACTTGCCCTTGCACGCCGAACAGAGGTTCGGATGCTGCTTCATTGCTGGCCTTCCTCGATCCCAAGGTATTTGTTGGCGAGCTGCTTGGCCTTCTCCTGACTGACCACACCATAGCGATCCAGAGGGTTGTTCGTCAGGGCTGCGAGGGTGTTCGCCTGATCCAGAGGGCTGGCAGGTGCGCCCGACAAGTCCTTGAACTCCTGCACGTGGGCTGCGATCTCCTCAGGGGTGAGCTCCTTCGCGTCGATGCCCATCTTGGAATAGATGTCACGTCTGGCGTTGAGCCCGAGGGTCTTCGTCGTGAATCCCTTCTCGATGGCTGCGAGGAACATGGTGCTGCGATCCACAGACGGGGCGGGCAGGCCGAACTCGACGGCGTAGTCCTTGTAACCATTCATCAAGAGGTATGGCTGAAGCATGCGCTCGAATGAGGCGCTGATCCACGACTGCTGGCCCTCGATGTAGCTCAGATAGAGCTCATACTCTGCGTTGTTGGATCCGCCAAGGGAGTTGCCCTCCTGCTGGATGGCGCTTGCAGGGCTGAAGTAGTGCCCCACGAGCTGATCGAGTGCATGAATGGTGTCGAGGGCGGTCGATGTCTGGTTGAGGCCCATGTTGACGAGCTCCATGTTCTCCCTGAGCTGATAGGCCACGCCACGACTGATGTTCTTGATGATATTCTGCGCGAACTCCCTGTCGTCCTTCTGAGGCTTGGTGACCTTGATGTAGAAGAGCCCGCCCGCTCCCAGACGATTGTTCTGCTGCATCTGTCCTGTCCAGCAGTAGTCGATCATGGTGATGACTGGCAGAACTGGCTTGATGAGGGGCTTCCCTCCGATGTAGCCAGCCCTGACGGGGTCGGTCATCATGAAGACGTTGGAGAGCAGCTTAATCGTGCCGTCGAGCTGCTGCTGCCAGTATTCGATCTCACCCTTGTCGTTCAGGGCGATGCCCGGCAGGATGGGGTTGGCGACGTTGACGAATGAGGTCGTCGTAGAAGAGAATCCTCTGCGAGTGAAGGTCTCGGCAGGGAGATGGCGCAGCTTCTGAAGCACGTATTCGTTGTCCTCCCAGTTCCAGACGGGGTTGAACAGGGCTGGCCCCCACGACGCCGATTCGCGCCATGCGATCTGAGCGTTAAACCAGCCATCCACGTCTGCGGAGAGGCACATCGAGGTCAGCCTGTCCGACAAGTCCTTGTCTTCCTTGCCGTCTGGCCCCTTGCCACGGATGACGAACTCCTTCTTATTCCTGAACAGAGTGCGCTGCTGCTTGTCCAGAGCCCCGGCGAGATAGATGTTGTCGAGGTATTTGCTGATCTTATCGGCGTCGATCTTCTGATCGGCGACCACCTTACCAAAGGAGGTGACGTAGATCGTCCCCTCTTCCGTCTGAACGCTCCGCTTTCCGGCCATAGAGTAACTCCTATGGCCAGACCTTGGACTCGAAAATATATATACTTAGAGCGTGGGAATATCGCCGCTCCATCCAGAGGTGGACATCTGGTCACCGAGCGCGTCTTTCATCCGTGGATCGTCTTCACTCCGAGCCCTGAAGGCTCCGAGGTTAATTCCATTGTAGGCCCCTGAGAGGGCATCGACCTGATCGTCGTGCTTCCCATTCGGAAACATGGCGAGCTCGTCTAGGAATGCGGAATTCCATCCACCCCTGACGATCTTGACGTCCCCGCGCTCTGCTGCGGCCATGACTGCCATAGCCCTGACGGTCTTGTCCCCAGTCGAGGGCACTCCCTCGAAGGCGTATCCGGGCAGGACGATGCGGGCGAAGTGGTCGATCACGCGCTTCCCAGACGACCCGGGCTCCTGCTCCATCTCTATGGGCACCTCTCCACCATCGATCTGTGCCGTCTGCTTGACGAGGGCCTCCGAGTCCTTAGAGGACAGGCGATCCCTCTGCACGTCGATGATATAGAACACCCCTGCTCTGACCCCGATCTTCAGCCCGACCGTCCAGTCGCCGCCATCCTCTGTGGCAGCGAGATCCCAGTATCGCAGGCAGTAGCAGTCTGTCGGGCAGGACTTGACGATCTCGAACCACTTCTTCTTGAACATCCCGCCCTCTAGGGGTGCGGGCCTCTGCTGATACAGACTGGCGAACCAGTATGCCTGAGTCGTGCCCTTGATGCGGGCCAGCGCCACCTCGTCGTATCGCTCAGGCCATAGGGCCTGACCGACTTGTCTCCCAAGGAGGTCGTCATCCTCAGCCACGGCTGGCAGGGAGATGACCGTCCATTGCTCGCCTCCCTCCTGTTGCATCTCTGCGATCAGTCGCCCGGCGAGGTCGTCCTCGTTCCATCTGGTCATGGGGATCAGGATGGATCCGCCCGGCTCCAGACGTGAGTAT